AATATGAGTAAGTACTCAGACCTTTTACAGGTAATCAAGTCCCGGGTTTGCCAAAATAACAACTTCCCCCAAACATTACTGGCAGACTCACACAGTTACAGAGCCAGGCAGGTTTGGTATCGAATAGGACAAATATTCACTCTTGAATGTATTCTCGATGAGTACAGGAAACATTTTTCATCGGATTATTATTATCTTGATAACGATAAGGCTCTTCATCACCTTATCTTCGAAATGACCAAGTGGAAACCTGAAGAGATTAGAAGACTCTCGCTAAACGACTGTCTCTTTATCATTGCCAGTCAACTAAAGCCCAGTTATATGTCAGAAGATGCTGCCGCTGTCCTGGCGTCACTCAATCTGCCGACTGGCCACTATCCTGTTGAGGATTTTCCACAAGAGGACTGGGATCCCAGGGAAAACTCAGCATTCCTTCAAAGCTACCAGTAGCGACTCGCCCAATCTCCGCAGAGATCTGACTCAGCCGCTCCTCAAGAGCGGCTTTTTCTGCTATCAGACGGTTGAAGTGGGCAAGATAGATTTTCTGTTGCCCAAGTCAGTCTTCAAGCTGTTGAGTGGTCATGCCCGGGTTAAAAAAATATGGCTGCTGCATCGCTTCCCCCAGAAAAGCAAAACCCCGCCGGTTGGCAGGGTTCAGAATCAGTTTCATTTGGATGTACGTATCCATGATTAGAAGAATACAGGACAATTTTATGCAAAGTCAACTCTATCGTGCAAAAATTTGCCGCCATCTGTTTCGATCACATCAATAAATGGTCGCCTTCTCAAATTCAGCCGCTGCCTGTCTCTCTCCTTTGTGAAGCATATCCACCAGCCCTTCATAGAACGGCTTCCAGTTGCGTGACCACGAAGACTGATGGAGATCCGGGAGACGCTTCAGAATGGCGCGGTGTACCGTCGCAGAGGGTACAACAGAGAAGCCATTACCAGAGCAGCGTTCACATGTTTTGAAAACCGGTGCGCCAAGTTCTTTGGTCGCTTTGCGATCTAAGACCTCCCCTTTACCACCACACCTGCATCGCGCATGGATCACTTTCTTTCCTCCGCACACTCCACAGACCCTTTTCACCAGTTCATTTCTAATCTTTGGGGCCTTCACTTCGACACCGTCAGCATCGAAAATACCGGGGTGCTTAATTACATCTTCATGGCGGGAAATAAAGCCGGTACCGCTGCAGCTTTGACACGTTGCTCTGGTGGCCGCCGAACGTGAGTATTCCGCAAAGGCAAATTGCGCCAGCGTCAACATGCAGGCGCCGAGCTTGTCACCAGCGGCTTTGCGGACATTTTTAGGAGCGTTTTTGATGGCAAACTGCGCCAGCGCCTGAATTGCAAGCTGTTCGTCCGTTTTGCTGATACCAGCCTTTCCGAGGAAAGCGGCAAGGCCGAAGCGCGCACGACTGCTGGTGGTACCGATGGCCGCCATAACATCTGTTCCGGTCAGTCGATTCGGCGATGTGCTTTTCACGTCGTCGCTGATATGCATCCCCTGCGGGCTGAAATGCTTTAACGATGCTTCCAGTTTCATGCGGCCACTTCTCCGATATCAGAAATTAAAATTTGTCCGGATTCACCCCAGACTTTTGTTACACGAAAGTCCCAGATATGTGCGTCATCAGTAAACAGAGCATCCATCAGCGCTTTGATCATGTTATCGGCGTCTGGTTTCTGCTGGTGTGCCTGTCCGTTCATCGTTACTCGCTTCTTCTGGCTCCAGCTCTTTGGCATGGGAACCACGAAGGTTATGTGTCCGCCCTGCTCCGTCATAGCAACGTTCTTCAGACGGAGCTCATCGCAGAATGCCCGGTAGCGCATTACCGCCGGACGCTGCTTCCACTTATCAGCTCTGGTCATCCTGGGTTTGCCGATGGGCGTGATATCGTAGATTTTCATGATTTAATGAGTCCCTCTTTCCGCCAGATTTCCAGGGTGCGCATTACCCCCTCCGCGTGCATCAGGCGCAATTCGTCGTAGGTGAAATCGGTGGTTTTAGTTCTGCCGTCGATTACGTCATGGCACCCGTTGCAGGCGATCGCCGCCTGAGTATCGTCAGGCTTGCATCCTGTGCCGCACGTACCCGCCAGGCGGTAATGCGCCAACACGCTGGTTTCTGGGTTGCCGTTGCAGTAACCAGGGATCCGCACTGTACATTCGCGACCTCGGGCCGCTTTGCGAAGGTTCGCCATACTCACCCCCACATTCTGTTGCGCCAGCGAGAGTCTGGCCGAGGCGGATTTTTGTCCTCCACCAGCTGCGCGCTGACGGTCCATGTCATAAAGTCAGGGTTTAAGCTTCGTTCGACCTTTACGCCCCGCTGACGATATCTCGCTACCAATTCGTCGGCCTGCTGCGTTGTGCATTCGAGATGGTGAAACCATGAGTGTTTCATCGGCATCACCCCGCGAAGCTTAAAAGCTGGTTGGCGGCGTTCTCAGCTTCCTGCAGGCTGTTGAATGAACGAGAGAGGATCCAACTCCAGAGAACATCCAGCGATGCTTTGTACAGTTCCTGGAACTCGCATTCGTCCATGCTTGCGAAAGAAATGCTGCGAGGGTGTTTTTTCAGCGTGCCGTCCGGCAGCTGTATGACGTCATAGTGGCCGGCTTCAACGATGACCCACGCCCGGTAAGCATCGAAGGATTTGCAAATACTGATATAGCCGGATCGCTTCTCAGCTATCCGGTCGAGATATTGCCCGGCGGCATCAAGCAACGCCGATTCACTCCCGCCATATGCAGCAAGGTATTTGGCGTAACCTGTGATAAGCCTGCGCTCGTTAGACGAAATCGCCCCGCCGGTAGGTTCCCAATATTCAAAGCCGAGATTGAGTAAAGCAAAGTAACGGCGGTGAAACGCCGGATTGCGGACAAGCTTATAATCGGCTTCCAGAACGGATCCGAGCTTGCATTTTGATTGCAGAAAATCACTGGTCTCCGGCGTCGCGGGGATCAGGATACCTTGAGACTGTTTTATTAAGTGAAGCTGCGCCATCACGTTCTCCGGTGGCGCATTACTGTCAGGTGGCTGGTTGTTCAGACCAGCACTGCAAGTATGATGTAGCTAGCTGTTAAGAGTCAATTTTAGAATTCATTTCCTGAATTATTTCTACCAGGGTTGCTCTTGACCAATGATGCTCATCATGTGTTAATTTTCTCGTAGAGACCTCACCTTTCAGATTAGAAAAAATATACCGCTCATTAGCTTCTAATCGAAATGAACACACTACAGTGCCGCTTCCATCTGTTATAGTGGCCAAAAAAACTCTTTTACTAATTGGTTCAACACCTCTAATTACCCTTTTCTTCGAACGACATTTGCTTACAACATAGAACAATTCACGCCTTTTAACACGTTTAACCACATCACCTCCATATATTGATTAACTGTTACCGAGTTAAACCCATAAATCTCCTAAAAATCACAAGCCTGACCCAATGAAATCATTCAAACAAACACAAACGCCCCAAGGAAATGAAACGACATCGATACAAGCATTACACAACCTAATTAATATCACAACACATAAATACATCAAGAAATATTTCAAAAAAAATTAAAACGCAACAAACACAACAACATACCTTAAAGTGACATGTGTTTTAAATAAACACAAATAGCCGCGCAACATCTATGGTGACAAATGAGCATCGAATTACACAAGCAATAAAACAAATTGTTTTGTCAGATAAGAAAACAACCTAAAAAGTTGTTTGATGACAACCCGAGAACATTTGACGTTGTTAATCATGGTAAACGAACCTATTAGGTTGCTTAAAATAAAAACACAGCCTTGATACCAACTTTTATAGCTACACAAAAGTGTTTTGCAGCCTCCCCCTCCCAAAAGTTACTTTTCCCTTCGCCGGTAAAAGTGTTTTACCAACTGCCAAAAAGTAACTTTTCTTAGGGCAACAGGTAGAGCTCATCACACTACTGCAAAAGTAACTTCACCCAGCAATCGCCAATACCAAATAACAAGAAAGAAGTCAACAGCCATTTTTTTGGAGAGATAGGAGGTTAGTCTGAAACAACAGAAACAAAAATCCCGCCAAAGCGGGTTTTATCATGCTGCAATACTTTTTTCAGGCAAATCTCCGGCAGATTGGCCCTTACCACCACTTTAGCATGAAGCGGAGTTACCCCATGGGGTAGATTAGACGTTAAACGCCCTTTTCAAGGTTTTACCAGACTAAATTTTATTGTATCCCGATATACTCCTGGATGGCCTGGCACAAACTTACACTTTTTAATAGCAACCTCAGTTACCCTGAAGAAAACCTCATCGCCCGTTATGTCTATTGAGTACACATCGCCTTTATCATTAACCCACGCCGCATAATCGACACTCCCTTCAGTTCTCAGTGCCTGAGCCTTGACTGGCATCGCTGGCGTAGGACAACCTATACGCACAGGCGCTATTTCTTCTTTATTATCAACAGCAAATGCCACATTTGATATAAGAACAGCGCAAACCAGAAGTGATGTTTTTTTTAGAAACAATACCATCTTTTGTTTTCCTTGTATCCCTAGGCTACTAAGACGCTTTTTCATGCGACACATGATGGGGTGGACCTACTTCTACATCCCCTCTGGTATAGAGGGAATTATAGTTTAAGTCGCTGCTGCCGTCTGACACATCTGTGGCAAATTAGCACTTATAAGTGCCTCAGTGAATGGCAGCGCACCGCGTACCACTGTCTTGGTCCGCAAAGAGTTAATGCCGCTGCAGATGAGAATGCAGGAATTGAACATATAGCAGGGTGAAGAGGTGATCCGTTTTGCGCCTATTCACCAGATATTGAAGTGGAATGACAAAAAGCCACCGGATATGGTGGCTTTCTCTGTTTACTCAATACTTTCAAACTCATCCTGAAGAATAAGCGAAGCTTGACAAGCTGAATTTAAAGTCCCAGACAACTTGCATAGCAAGCGATAATTATGTGGTGCATCATCACTAATCTTTTCAACAGATAACGTTACTGATTTAGGATCATTCAGTAGCATTTTCTTGATGTCGTTACTCAGATATCTTGGACAATATCCAACAATTTCAGCAGGCTTATCCGCACGAACAATGACAGCATCACCGTCAAATTCATTCTGAGGATCCAAGCAAAGGCGTAAATTTTCACCTGGTTGTAATCCCGTTACTCGCTCATTCGCCATCGAGTTCAGATAGCTCAAGCCATGTAGAAAGAAAAAGTGTTCAAACCTTCCGTTTTCATCAGCTTCGATTTTCTTGAAGATTTGCAGTTGGTCTGTACTTCTCAGTCCACCGGATCGAGCCAAAATGTCAATCGCATTCACGCTATCATCTTCAAACCCAAGCCACTTAATGAAACGTGGATACTCTGGTCGCCTAGGCGACAGAAGGCGGTTTTTGAAAAGAGGAAACAACTCTTCAGAAACATACGTTTCACGGACATCATTCATGCCACTAAAGAATGTAAATTTTGAGGACTTAAGCGCACCCTTTGTGTACTTAAAAACATACCCCGAGTTGCGTTCTTGCAAATTACCGACAACATGCCAGTTTCTGGTATCGGGCTCCTGCCATGCGACGTAAACGGAGTTTGAGTTAGTCATTCTAATAACCTTCTACGATTTTCCATTACCATGAGTGTTGCAAACTCACGCGCGATATCGGAGATACACGATGAGGGCACATTGTTAAACACTTCTCGAATGGAATCTTCTGTTAAAGCGCTCAGCTTACCCAGCCAGTGGTTGCGAGCGGCAGTTCTACCTTCAACAGCGAGCTGAAAGGCTTCAACTGTAAGTAAGGGCTTTCTATCTGTTTTTGCTTTGAAAAGCTCTGAGCGAGCTTTGCTTACAAAGCACGGGATTTGACGATTTTTATCTCTGGTCGTAAGTCTTTCATCGCGTTCATCATCTAACATCTCCCTTCCTAAACTGGCAGCATGGTCATACGTTGGACACAAAAACTGCTCACCAGTTTCATTGTTGAGCATAATCGCCCAATTTTCATGGTGGCGGTCTTGGTTACTAACTAGTGCATCAAGCATTAAGTAACCACAGAACACATCTGCAGCGTTTAACCCGTTTAAATCATAGGGGCTCGGCGGTGGCTGGATCGATGCCTTATCCAGACATCCTAAAACTCTTGTAACCGTGTGTTCTCGAACCCTTACAGGCTTTTCACCTGCCTGCAAAGGTTGAGGATAGTCAGCCGTGGAACTGTGTAAAACCTCATTCCCCATAACCATTCGAAAGCCAAATGGGATAAGATTCTGACTAACAACACCAAATCTATCATTACACGTAGCCAAATCATAGTTTGCATGCGGAATGTGCAGTATGTGACAAAGCTCTGCCGCACATTTTTCAGACCAGTGCTCACCAGTTCCAACCCTAGAATACTTGAACAGCTGTAAATTATCAGTGTCATTTGCGTAATAGAACCAAAACTTTTCTTTAGTCCCTAACTGTTCCAGATCGTTAGCAACCGGGCTAAGCGTTACCAGTTGGTAGGTCATATAGCTTCCCTGATTGGGTGGAGGGTATTTTTAGTGAACCCATTTTAACCATACAACACAGGAAACCCTAGATGTTGGGTAACAATAGAATAATACTGTATGCATGTCCAGCAAAATACTACCATACAACACTTACCCGTAGCGCACTCGTATCCCCGTCACGCCTGCCCGTTTTGTGTCGTGTTTTTCATGCTCCTGCACGAGATATGAGAAAGCCCGCCAGAACTGGCGGGCCGGATACATTTCACCCTCAGTCCAGTATCCCTCGGTATCTTTGATACATAGAATTTGCAGTGAGTTGCTCATTTGTCTGTCCCTTCTAACGCCGCTGCTATCTCTTCGAAAAAGCCATCTCGGGTATGGCTGGTCATTGCTGGTAAAAATACGGACATCAGCCTGTTTGTGTTGCAGTTCTCATCGTCTGCGAACAGAGCGATTTTTTTATCCAAGCGCACCTTCGCTTCCTGCAACTGCTCGTTTTTCTTGTTAGTGCGCTGGATATAGTCGGCAATGATTTCTATAGCCTTGTTTGTGTATTTTTCGACGTGTTCAGTCATGTGAACCACCTATCGCCTCAATCGTTTCCAACAACAACCGGCGGCGCGTATTTTCTGCAAAGTGACGGCGCCCGGTTTCTTTGTGGTAAAACTCGTTTTTGCCGACGACCCACATCCGCTCTGTCTGGTGCAGTTTTTTTACCTTCGGACCGTCTTTGGTGATCACGGTGCCGGTATGGGTTTTTACGATTGTCATACGGCCTCCCCAAGCACCCAACGGAGTGCGCTCGCATACTCACCCTCGGCAGATTCCAGGGCTTTTGTGATTTCTTTGCGGGTTTTCAGGCGAGGCTTTGCATCACCGAGGACCTGACGTTGCCGACGGGCTTTTTCGTGGCCTTTGGTACCAGCTGTCGCCAGCTCGATTTCTGCCACTTTTTCCCGCTGCTCTTCAGGTGGGAGCACACCAAGCTGTCGCGCCTGGGTAATGGTGACTGTACCAGCCTCCACCGCTTCCCTGACGGCCTGAGTAGCATCGAGGAGGGAGAGCGTTGCTCGAACGGTCTGAACGCTGCAGCCAAACAACACCGCAATATCGTCCTCATCGAGCCCACGGTCGAGCGCGTCTGACATTTTTTTAGCCCGGCCAAGCGGCGTATCAGGTCGGCGAATTTCGTTTTCGCTGACCATGTATTTAGCCATCTGGTTTGCTGATCCGCGCTTAACGACCCCAGGAACAAGCAGTGGGTCTTTGCCTTCTTTCAGACGGAGTTTATTTGCCTCAAGGGTATGTTTAACGCGCTGACGGCCAACAACTACGCAGGTGAGCCCCGTTTCAGGGTCTTTCCAGACGATGATTGGCTCCAGTACCCCCAGCTCCGCAATGTTCAGTACCATCCCTTCCTCGATCGGCAGGTGTACACGCTCATCGTAAAGTGGGTGGGTCTTATCGGTGACCAGGTGCAGGTTTTCAGGCTCGAAATTGAGCACGTTTGTTTTGCCGCTGGCACCGTATACATCGATTGAATTCTTAGCCATGAATAGCCTCCTGAACATCTAAAACTCGCTGAAAAACAGGGCTGCCAAGCAGGCTGTAATTCATCCCAACAGCAACTTTCGGCACCAGGCCAAAACGCTTCATGTCAAAGTCGTTGACGGCCCGCTGATCGCGGAACAGCCCCAAACGACCATGCCGGACAACCTCGCCGGTCGCTTCTGCTTCGGAAAAATACCGCTGGACAGTAGCGCGGCTCAGCCCCATTTTTTTCATTGCCTCGGTGGTCGTGAGGCGCCCCTGATGCCTGGTGATCCGAATCACTGCGCGGACGTACTCTCTGCGCTCAACTGCTGACAATGCTCTAGCCATGATTCCGCCCTCTGCCTAAACCGAATTTCGCGCGGATTTCCGCAATTTTGTTTAAGCCCTGCTCGTTACTCAGCGGACGTCCGCCAAGCTTTGGGATCTGTTTAACCGGATCGGGAATCACTTCCCCGGCATTCAAGCGACGAACCATACGCAGCAGCTCATCCTGCGCCTTACGTCGCAACTCAGTGTCGCTGAGGCCGTTTGCGCGCATGTCTGCGTACAAGCCAGTAACCATCCAGTAGCAGGCTTTGTGTTTAAGCGTTAACGGTTCGATTTTGTGCTCAGGCCATGGGTACGACTCAGCGTCTGGATACTGGCCGCGAGTCCGGCAATACTGGTAAACCATTTCAACCAGCTCACTCGCATCTGGCAGGCCTACAGTTACCGCCTCCTCAGAACGACACCAGGCGACGAACTGTCCCGGTGATGGCATGAATGGTTTTTCCTGTTTGCGCGCAACCCGCATTCCTGCGTTAATCTGCTCAACCGTGGTGATCCCGTTCTCTTTGAACGCCAACAACCACTGGCGACGCATCTCGTTGAGGTCTTCCACTGATTTGTTGGCTAGCACCGGGAAGACGGCAAGCAGCTGGCGGAACAGCTCGTTGAAGATCTCTGCAGTCTTGGCCGCCTGGCGCTTTACTGCCTGCTCGTCCTGCATTTCCGGAAGCCCGGCAGCCACTCGCTGGAAGTTTTCACGGTCGAAGTTGTGCATGCTTTCTGCGATAGATTTCATTCGAGTACCCCGTCGATCCAGTCTGTGTTGTCCAGCGCACTGGCGCCTGATGAGTTTCTTGATGGACCATGGCTGCGCAGGCGTTTAGTTGTGAGCTGATCCCATTTCTTACGTAGTTTTGAGGGGCAAAGGATGTTTTCCTGCCAGAAACCGTCCTCATTTGCCCACTTGAACAGTTCGCAGATCTCATAGTGAGTGCGCTTGTCCTGCAGACGCATCAGGCGGATGGTGTTCGCCCATTCAACCCAGTTCGGCTCAGAGAGGGAGGCATTCACGGTCAGGGCTTTATCGAAAATCCATCGCGCGGCTTTGAGGTCGTCAGCTGTTCCCCAGGATTTACCCGCAGGGGTATAAATCCCATCGGCCGCTTCTGGATGACGAGAGAGAAACTTCAAGGTTTCCTCGTTTCGGGATTCTTTAGAATTCCGAGACGAAGAAGATCTTTTACTATTGTTCTTGTTCTTGTATTGGGTGTCTCCCGTTTCCGGGAAAGGTTTTCCCGTTTTCGGTAACACTTTTCCCGATTCCGGGAAGAGTTTTCCCGTTTTCGGCTTGTCTAAAATCCACTCAGATAGCTCAGTATTTATACCGACAATTTTCATCACTCCCTGCTTATGAGCGAAGATAATTTTCCGCTCCGCGAGAGATTTGATTGTGTCGGAAATATGCGACTCTCCGAGGTCTGTCAGCTCAGCAATCACCGTGTTTGTTACTCGGTCCTGCTTCTTGTTCCATCCGTAGGTAAGCCAGATAACAGCCTCAAGACACTGCCACTCACGACCTGACATCCGCAGACGCGGCTTGAGCTTCTGTATCTCGTTTGCGATCTTGGTATACCCGTTAGCCAGGTCGGCCATTTGACCTCCCGAACGCTCGGTTTTAATCGGAAAATTGATAACTTCAGCGGTATTTGACATACTCACTCCGTGAACTAAGAGCCCTTTTTTCACACCCCGAAGACTGGCTGTGTTGGCGCACAACAGTCTTCACCCTTTCAGAACAACCCAGCCTGATCGCCGCCCTTTCGCACTTTCCGCTTTGCTTCCCGGCGTTCAGCTGCGCTGGTCTGCTTCTCAGCCCATAACTTTGCGTATCGCATAACATCGTCAAACATTCCCCCTTTGCGGCTTGCCTGTGACATCCGCTTGTACATATCGACCGCCTGGTATGCCCCCCCCCTGAGCCACTGCTTGCGTGAAGCCCTGGCGAAGAAGTTCCTCGCGGACATTCTTTTCAATAAATTCGATGTGATTCATGGAACCTCGCTTACATCACGCCGAGCATTGAGCTCACGATCGTCATCAGCGCTCCTGTCTGCTCAGGCATTAGCCTGAAAAGCGACGCAATCCCCTCGCTCACTTCCTTCAGTTTCTGGTGCTCTGGCGCGTTCAGCATCACCGCCTGCTTTGCTTCAGCGCATTCCTTCATGGCCGAAGACAGGCGCGACAAAATATCGTCCTGAGGCATCAGACGATGTCGGAACTCCAGCGGAAGAACGGCCATGATTGCCGGGGTAAGAAGGCGAACGTACTCGCGATAGCGCTCAGACTCGGCCGGGTTGTCCAGGTAGCGAAAAAGCTTCTGTCGGGCACGGCTGATATCATCAGGGAACGCGATCTCCTCGCCGCCCTGCTGGCGCCACTCATCGATGATATGTGCCGACACAACATCCTGGCCCTCAGCTGCAGCCCAGGCGCGAACAGCAGAGCGAATAGCGTCGTGATCTGACTCTCTCAGCTGATTTCGCTTTATCAGAGCGCCGGTGTTGAATCCGGTATTTTGTTGAAAGGGAAGTGTTTGCATGTTCAGCCTTCCTGTTTCGGCAGGCCATCAGTTGGGTTTGGGTACGCCTCAGGATCAATTTCATGAGGCGTTATTTCCCAGTTAAGAAAACGGCATAGCGGGACGATGCGTTTTTGAGGCACTCCATTCTCGTAAATCCACTTACCAACAGCCTGACCGCTGATGCCAAAGTGCTTTCCGATACAGGCACGAGATGCTGCCTTACTGATTTTTTGTTGCGTCTCTTTGTTCATGTGCTCTCCTTGGTTTGATGGAGAGAAGCATACATGACGAAAGTTTATGTTTCAACTAACGAAAGAAATTGTTTTAGTGCTGAGTGAAACCTTAGGTTGTAAAATGCACTTATGAATGAGATCACTTACCCAGTTTTTGCCAAAAGAATTCAACAAGTCATGACTGAAAATGGCTGGAATAAATCCGATCTAGCCAAGAGGGTCATGCTCTCGCACACTGCTGTGCAAAATTGGGCTAAAGGGAAAAGTGTTGCGAGTGGTGAGAGGTTAAAGCGCCTTGCTGCAGCAACAGGAAAACCAGAGCACTGGTTCTTTCTTCCCTCAGATGAAACTGATGATGAGCCTGATCAGACGTTATCATCAAATCGTGACCTGGACGAAAAGGAGCTAATGATACTCTCGCTCTTTAACCAACTTCCTGAGTCCGAGAAGTTGCGTCTTATCCTTCACACCAAAGGTGTCCTGCACGATATCGAATTGCTTAAGAACGACGTTTACGACCTCATAAACAATCAAAAAAAATAGAAAACGTAACCCCGTCCAACCAATGGCACCTTTGCGGTGCCATTTTTTTTGCTCGAAAACGAAATAAATACTTTCATATTCACTTTACAACCGAAACTTTATGTTGCATCATTTATCACATCGACAACAAACGCATTGTTGTCAGGTGGTAAACGTTCCGCTGGCCGGCGACAAGGCAGAGGTTGAAATGAGTAAACAAGGCATCAGAGCCATGGTCATTTCGGCAGTAATTGGACTCTTCATCTGGATCGCGCTTATCAGCGCACTGAGGGAGTTATTTCTATGATTGATTTCGCACGCAAACCCGCTCGTCAGCAGGCTGTTCGTTTAAATCCGCTGTCAGCTTTCATCCGCCGGGTGTGCTACATGCTCGCGCAAAAAGGAGACCCTTCATGAGCACGATGTTTGCCCTGGTTCTCACCGTCAGCATGCTGACGGGCGGTAATCAGGATGTCCTGCTCGGCGTTTACGACACTGAGAATGACTGCAAGGCAGCTGCAGAAGACCAACACGTGAAAGCTGAATGTTATCCGCTGAAAGGTGTACTGGATGAGCATCCGGCCGGGTTTACGGTGCAAATGTAGGGGGGAGGAATGCAGAAGAAATGCGGTTACTGCCGTAAAGCAATCGAGGGAAAACCAGTGGTAAGCACCCTGTTGTATCTCCAGGGGAACCAGCTCGCACGGAAAGAAAAAGAGTATTGCTCAGAACGTTGCGCCTCTCACGACCAGATGGCTCACGAGGGCTAACGTAAACCCGCCGAAGCGGGCTGTACGTCCGGTGCCACCGACCAAAGTTACACCGGAAATTACCAAAACCAATGACCACCCTGAATGGGCGCTACCAATGGCCCGGGGGATTCTACATCCAAAATAGAGGCTATCACATGGAATATTTTTATCTGATAAAAGCGACTCAAAAATCGGGTAAAGCTGATGCCGTAATCTGGCGCACTAATAAATCAGAAGCTCGCGCCCTTCTGCAGCTGGACGTCGATCTGGAAGACGCAGGGATCGAAACAGGCCGCGGCAAAGACTATCAAAAACCAATTCGCACCGATTTCCCGGTATTCAACGACCTGCCGGCGGAGGGTGTTCTCGATTACTCATGGTGCGAACGCTACCAGCTCGGCGACGATGGCCGTACCTGGACTCTTAAGCCAGGACAGGCGTCTGCTGATGTTCATCACGGCGATGATGACGGAGTATCCGCTGAGCCCGTTAGTGGGATGCTGGCTGATGCCAATACTACTGGCGATGCGGCACAAGGTGAGACCGTGGAAACTTTCGGTAGCGATGAATACCAGGACGATTCGAGCGCGCTTTTTAACGTGGCCGAACTCCCCTTTCGTGCGCAGCTGCTGGCGCAGTACATGGCCGAAGAACGTCACGTTTATCATATCAGCATGCCTCACCGGCAGGAGCTGTCAGCTCTTGAAATGGACACTGATAACGCAGCCGTCCAGGATCTGATTCTGGCCGCCGAGAATGTCCCTGAAATCAAAAAATACGATATGCCGGCGCTCTGGAAATTCACCAGCGCCAATAAAAAAGTCTTCCCGGAAGGGAAACGGCATGAGCTCGGCAAACGTATCCAGTTTGCAAAGCTGTGGTTCGCCACGAACGCGATCGACCGCGGCATTCTCACCAAGGAATGGGCTGCCGGTAACTGCATTTCTTCGGTTTTGAAAACTGATGCAGGAACTAATGCTGGCGGCGGTAATGAAACTGATCGCAATCCTGACTACACCCATACCCTTGATACGCTCGATGTAGAAATAGCCCTGGCCACAATGCCAATGGATTTCGATATCTACAATTTCCCGGCATCAATTCACCGCCGGGCCAAAGAGATCGTTCAGAAGAAAGAAAGTCCGTTCAAGGAATGGTCTGCAGCGCTGCGCAAGGTCGCAGGCATCCTGGATTATTCACGCGCAGCCATTTTTGCCCTTATTCGTGGCGCCACCAGCGATATTCATCATTTCCCGGTAAGTCTGCAGACCTATATCAATGCGAACCTGATCGAGCATAAGCATGACGTCCCTTCTGCTGAGACGCTTGAAAAAGCCGGTCATGTTTCATCTGCCGCCGTCACTCTGGACGCTGTGAAAAAGGCTGTCGATGGAGATGAAGGTGTGCCTGACCTGGAAACTCTCCCAACAGACTTTCAGGTAATTGGCACCGAACTGGTGAAAGAAGCTCAAAAGAAATGTCCTGACGCTAATCAGGTTCTGGCCGCCGAACGTGGTGAATATGTCGAAGGTATCAGTGACCCCACGGATCCGAAGTGGATAACCGAAGACCTGACCAAGCCCAAACAGCCTGAAGTTTCAAACATGGGCAATGGTGTTTTTTCGATTGATGGTCTGATGGATAGCCAGACATCACCAGCACCAGCACCAGCACTTTCTATCGTGGACCAGGCGCGCCAGCGCGCTGCAGAAGAAAAATTACATCCAGCTAATTCCGGGGAAACCACCAGCGATGTGCAGATGGAAACGGCTCAGCCGGTCGAAGACGAAAATGATAATGCGGTATCAACAGGCGAAGGCGCTGATGAACCTCCTGCGCAAACAACTGCCGTGAACATGAGCGAAATACTGGCTGAACGCTGCCCGGATCTTACCGCCGAAGTGCTGAAAAGCCAGGTTTCTGAGAATGCTCACAGTGATGATGAGGAAGATGTTGAACAAGCAGCGTCAGCATGGCCGGAGTATTTCGAGCCAGGTCGATATGAAGGCGTGCCAAATGAGGTCTACCACGCCGCTAACGGCATCAGCTCCACGATGGTTAAAGATGCGCGGGTATCGCTGATGTATTTCGAGGCGCGCCACGTATCCAAGACCATCCAGAAGGTACGCTCCCCTGTTCTGGATATGGGAAATCTGGTGCATGCACTGGCGCTGCAGCCTGATCAGCTGGAAAAAGAATTCAGTATCGAGCCGGAAATCCCGGAAGGCGCCTTCACCACTACGGCGACGATCCGCGCATTTATCGACGAATACAACAACGGGCTTCCGGTTTTACTCAGCGCAGATGACATCAAAAGATTCCTGGAGGAATACAACGCGAACCTGCCCGCCCAAGTCCCCTTGGGTACATCAGTTGAAGAAACCGGCCAGGGTTATATGTCTTTACCTGCTGAGTTCCAGCGCATTGAAGACGGTCAGAAGCAAACCGCCACCGCAATGAAGGCCTGCATCAAAGAATACAACGCCACCCTGCCCGCCCAGGTGAAAACCAGCGGTGGCCGCGATGCCTTACTGGAACAGCTGGCTCTTATTAATCCTGACATGGTTGCTCAGGAAGCACAGAAGGCGCAGCCCCTGAAAGTCTCTGGCACAAAGGCCGATCTGATTCAGGCCGTGAAATCGGTAAAACCGGATGCCGTGTTTGCCGACGAGCTGCTGGATGCATGGCGCGAGAACCCGGAAGGAAAAGTGCTGGTTACCCGCCAGCAGCTGGCTACGGCACTTGCCATTCAGAAAGCACTGTTGAATCACCCGACCGCTGGCAAGTTGTTGACGCACCCGAGCCGTGCCGTCGAGGTGAGCTATTTCGGCATTGATGAGGAAACCGGGCTGGAAGTTCGCGTGCGCCCTGACCTTGAGATAGACATGGGCGGCCTGCGCATTGGTGCGGACCTGAAAACCATCAGTATGTGGAACATTAAGCAGGAAGGCCTGCGCGCGAAGCTGCACCGGGAAATCATCGAGCGCGATTACCACCTGAGCGCGGCTATGTACTGCGAAACCGCAGCCCTTGACCAGTTCTTCTGGATATTCGTCAACAAAGACGAGAACTACCACTGGATCGCCATCATCGAGGCATCCGAAGAACTGCTGGAACTCGGCATGCTGGAATATCGCAAAGCAATGCGTGCCATCGCGAACGGTTTCGACACTGGCGAATGGCCGGCGCCGATTACCGAAGACTACACCGAAGAACTTAACGATTTTGATATGCGCCGTCTCGAAGCGCTGCGCGTACAGGCATAAGGGGGAATAACAATGTCCAATTTAGTCGCAACTACTGAAAACCAGATCCAGAAGATCGACAACGTTTCTATCCTGACGAACGGTGAATTGTTCAACCGCCTGCGCACGCTCTCGGAAGTAATGGCCAATAGTGGAAACTTCGTGCCTGAGCATTATCGCGGGAAACCAGATGCGTGCATGGCTGTAGTGATGCAGGCAGCGCGTTGGGGTATGGATCCGTTTGCAGTGGCACAGAAAACCTTCATCGTGGGTAACTCAGGTGTGCTTGGCTATGAGGCACAGCTGGTGAATGCGGTAATTAACACCATGGCTCCAACCAAAGACCGGATCCATTTTGAATGGTTTGGTGCATGGGAAAATATCGTTGGCCGCTTCATTAAAAAAACCAGCGGCAAAGGTAACGACTACATCGCGCCGGGCTGGGATTTGCAAGATGAAGCTGGCGTGGGCGTCCGCGCCTGGGCAACGCTCAAAGGAGAATCAGAACCTCGCGAGCTTGTGCTGATGCTTTCGCAGGCACAAGTCCACAACTCTACACTGTGGGCGAGCGACCCCCGTCAGCAACTGGCCTATCTCGCCGTTAAACGTTGGGCGCGACTGTACTGCCCGGATGTGATCCTCGGGGTCTATACCGCCGATGAAATTGACGAACGCGAAGAAAGGGTTATCAACCCGGCGCAGACAGAAAAGGTCACGCTGAATGAGATAACACACTCCGTTGGCGATTCCACCAGCACGCAAGAGCCTGCATCTAACGTTGACTCTGTTGCTGACGAACTCCGAGACCGGATTGATACAGCTGACTCAGTGGGCCAGGCCAAAGCCATTCGTGTAGACATCGAATCACAGAAAGCTCTGCTGGGTACTGCTTTGTATACCGAACTGAAGAGTAAGGCGGTGAAACGCTACTACCTTGTTGATGCGAAGAACAAAGTTGAGGCCGCCATAAATTCACTTCCTAACCCGGGGGATCCGGAAGCCGAAGCGTTATTCGCGAAGGCAGAAAGCGCCCTGACCTCATCGCGCCGCCACCTCGGTGATGAACTGTATGACCAGTTCCGCATCACCCTGGACGACATGAAACCGGAATACGTGGGCTAAGGGAGGCGGGAGGGTTCGCCCTCCCGGTAACGATATGACGAAAATTACTGAACGCGGAATGATTTTTAACGGGAAGATGGTGCGGGCATTGTTGGATGGCCGAAAGACGCAGACGCGCAGGATTATAAAGGACTGCACGGTCGGAAGTGACCAAATTTCAAAATTCATTCAGATCGAGAAGAAGTTTATCGGCTGCCACCCGGAAGATGTACCTGAACTGATCAGGGAATGCTGCCCATACGGAGTACCAGGCGATCGCATCTGGGTGCGGGAGGCCTTTCGGGTGCATAGCCGGGCTACAGACGTCGCCACCCTGGTATACAAAGCCAGCGAGCGAAATTCATGGACTGAGCAAACCCACCGTGTACCCGTAGCTGTCTGTAATAAGCCGGCAACGCCTGAGAAATGGACTCCTTCGCTGCACATGCCGCGCTGGGCCAGCCGCATTCTGCTGGAAATCACCGACGTGCGGGTTGAGCGGCTAAACGCTATCAACGAGCATGATGCTCAGGCAGAAGGCGTGGCGAAGCTACGAGGGGGCTTCTGGAAGCACTATCAGCCAGGCTGGACTCAACATCAACTGAGCGCCCGCGGCTCATTCGTAACCCTTTGGAAATCAATCTACGGCGACGAATCATGGAATTCCAATCCATGGGTTTGGGTTATTAAGTTCAAACGAATTGAGGAGCTGACAGCATGAGTCTTAAACATCGATTACCTGAGCTGGAAGCCAGCATCGACCCGGCAGCATTGCGTGCAGCCGCCGACGAATATTCGGATCTGCTTCTGACTTTGTGCTTATGCATGAAGATGGCCGGCCCCACCCGGGCGAACGTGCGCGCCTGCGCCAGCGAGCTTAAAAAACGCCTGACAACTTGCACAGCCATAAAGAGCTCAATGCAATTCTGTCCAGTTGGGATCCCGTTGGCTATGTTCTCGGCCTCCGCCGGGAAGCGAACGACAACGCGCGCGCAGCTGGCGATCCAGTTGATGTTTTTGTGTGAGGTGAATATGCGACTGATTAACCGAAGCAAACAATCACCGCTGGGCCGCCAGGCTTGTGATGCCGCGCTGGCAAAACATGTTGAGCTCTATGGCGCCTACGGTCGACAGAAAACGAAGAGAACTTATACGGTGGTGGTTCAAGGCTCAAAGATCACTGTAGAAGTTGTTAACAGAAAAAGTAGCTATGTGGCCACAGCCATGAGCTGCGCGCGCCGGCTACACCATCTGCCTGGACAATGTAACTAAGGGGTTTTTATGACTAATACATCTCATAAATCAGATGAAATTTTGATAACCGATGACGTTCTGTCCAGATACAAAATATCGCGCAGCACACTTTATTTCTGGAGCACCCCATCCCGGATGCCCTCTTACTTTGCTCAGCCATTCCCGCAGCCTAAAATAAATGGCAGCCCTAAAAGGTGGAGACTTTCAGACCTGCTGGCCTGGGAAGATAACGTGGGGATCAAACCAGAGGCTGACCAACCAGCTTCTCAAGGTGATCCTGCCAAACAGCAAGCCAGTGACGCTGATCATCCAGATAATCATGCAGGTTATAACGTGCCATGA